ACGGAGATCTTCCCGTTCCGAAGTTCGCCCTTAAGGAGACTCATCAACAGCATAGGCCCATTGACGAATAACCTGCGTCCTCTACCATCCGACACGACAAATTCATCCGATACCTTAAACTGATAAGGTCGCGATTCAAAGGATCGATAAACGATCTTCTGCCTCACAATCTTCCCAGAAAAGATACTAGATGGAACCCTAACACCAGAATCCATGTTGTCTGCAAAAGGAACGAAAGGGAGATTTTCATCTCCAATAAGTTCCTTAACGCATGGCAACGGAATACCTGTGCGAAAGGTCCAGTCGTTTAGTAGATTCGCGGCGATCGCTACGTCTTGTCGCGATGTCAACTGTTTCAAGTAGACACCGCGCACGTCATGACCTGAATAATAGTCATGACCACAAGATTCGCGAAAACGTCCTGTATTAAAGGACTTCGATAAATTGACCTCGAGACCAAAGGCGTGAAGACATTTGACCAGAAGGTCGTATGCCTCAGTAACGACAATAATGTCGTCACCGAACACACCCCAATTTCCAGGAACAATTGCTCGCCACCCAACATCCAACTGGTTATCCCTTATGGGGATCCCTAAGGAGGAATAGCAAGCTCGAACGATACTGCTCAGTATGGTAGTCATTATTGGAAACGTAAATCCGTTTCCCATAGTTGACATCATTCCGAGTCTAACTTTGAGACCATAATCTATTAGGGTTGCTGAAGGTGATCTAAGTTCCATAAGTGTGTCAAAGACCCACTTAGGTAATAGTTCCTCACACAGCCCTAAAGAGATAAGGTCCGACGCACTAGAAAGGTCAAGAGTGGCAAAGTTGCCATCCCTAGATCCAATGCGCGAGAGCAGACGATTGTAGTCAGGTTGAGTCGTTATATCTATTCTCCAGAAGTCCTTTAGTCTATCACGAATGATAGACTCAAGGCCTAACTGGAAGAACATGTTTAGCGACGGCTCGACGCAGATCGCCCTGTCAGTATCGATATTCTTCGGTACGAACGTTAATTTGCTACTGTCGACTATCTTTACAGATGACTCCTTCTGCGAGGATCTCAGGTTTTCACCTGCCTCCCACAAAGGGTTGTCTGCCAGATATGACCTGTACATAATGTACAGATCAAGTGACGTTGTAGTGAGCTCTTTTGATGTACCGAGCTTTTGATAAAAGCTCTGTCCATCAGATCCAAGCGCACTCCCGGGTCCAGTCCTTCCGTTCTTAAATATCTCGCGATATGTAGAGAAAAGAAGATTAGGACCAAGATTGAAGAAGCGATCAAGCTGGACACGTGTCTTTTCAAACACTTCCTGGACTTGATGATCTTCACATCTCCACTCCCATCTCTCCGCTTTGGCGTTAGCCTTAAGGAAAGTTAAAGCAGCACGATCGGTTGCGCTGTCCTTTATACCTGATTTTGGAAGGAACTTCTTAAGAAGTGTCTTCCTCAAGTTTGAGGCAGCGTACCTTATATGCTCTGGGAACGGGTCGTTTTCAAATTCGACAACATCACGG